CTCATATGTAAAAATACGACGGCAGCGTAAATGTCTGCCGCCGTATTGAAATTTAACTATTAGTTGCCAGTGTTTTCGATCGTGCCAGTTACGTCGCTCTGCACTTTTACTACAGGCGGAACCGGATAGGTCGGAGCTACGGCCAGGTTACGTGCTACCACGATACCGCGGCCATTGTCCTGAATGCCTACGCCATAACGTTCTTTTACCTTTAACAGGCGAATGTCACGTTCCGGATCGGTCCAGTTATCGGTGGACAGCGCTTCACGCTGCGCGATAACGCCGACTTCGTTAGCGTCCAGCACGTACATATCAAATTTCTTATTAACTTTATCAAAACGTACAAATGGGCTAAAGTTGATGCGGATCGGCATCGGCAGACGATTCTGGGTCTGTTCCGGAGTCATGATCAGCTTCTGCGGACCCTGGTCAGCAGCTAAGCCGGCAAAGCCAGCAGTACCCTGAGTAGCGCCCCAAGGATGCATCTGGGAACCGCCCATAGCACCATAAGTTAAGCCATTGCCGATCATGGAATTACGAGCAAACACAACCCAGGTCAGCGGATGCATGATTACATCGGTCGGTGTACGGTTCTGACCCATCAGCGCCAGCACGAGATCCAGGAAGTCTTCTACAGACAGAGTATCATTATAGGAACCGTCCTGATCGCGGCCACTGGTACCGGCTTCCGGCTTCTGGCCACGGATTGCATTATCGAATACGGGATGACCGTGATCGGAGAATGCATTAAAGCACAGTTCTTCTTTGTAACGAGCCATTGCACGACCCATCTTGGCAATATTGATGCCCATGATATCCCAAGCACCATCGGTTACAGCTTCCTCGGTAATGGAAACCTTCAGACCTACTTTCTTCACGCGGATCTCGAAGGTACCATTTTCCATGGTAGCGTAATCAACGGACTCTTCCGGATAACGTCCGCCTTCAGAAATTTCATGCGCTACGAGTTCGCCTACGATAGGAATTACGTATACCGCAGAATTTCCGGAAGCAATATTAACGGTTTTCATAAAGCGGGTTGCCAGATATACCGGTTCAGCCGCTTCACGTAACTTGCCTTCGATCACTTTCGGGATCAGTTTGACAACGTCGGTAGTGTGCAGGGTTTCCTGTACAGTTACGTAACCTTTGTCAAAATTGCCGATAGAGTTCAGGCACATTTTTTCGATCATATCGAAGGACTCAACTTTTACCTTAGGTTCTTCTTTGATCTTACCAGCTTTATAATCAGCCCACTGAGCCTTAGCAGCTTCGCGCAGCGTATTATTCTCGGTGAGCATTTCTTGGATTTTCATTAGATAAAAATTCTCCTCGTAAATTTATATTAAGCGCGCGGGCCGGTTTTAGCCAGGAGGAGGGGCATCTGGCCCGCGGGCCGCTTAATTATTTCGTTAACAATACGTGTACGGAGCCTACGCAACCATCCCAGTCCATCCAGGTTGGTACGCCAGCCAGGCCGCGTTTGGAATACTTAAAGTAAACAGATACAGGCAGTTTGGCATCAGCAGTTTCATCAAACTTATAGGTGCCGTCAGCCGCTTTTACGACTTCGATCTTAACAATGCCCATCAGTGCATCGCAGAAGGAAACTTTCAGCGCACCGTCATTCAGTGTAGCACCTACGGTGCAATTAGTCCAATCAGTAATGGTAGCACCGTCAGCGCCTATGGTCTTAACCTGCAGGGTATCGGCTACTACGTTAACATGATTCAGACGGAAGTATTCTTCTACATAATCCACACCATCAGTATGTTTATGGATTTCGCCAGCTTTCATTTCCGGCATTGCCTGTACGACTGCGTTGTAACCGTCAGTCAGACCAGGAATACCCAGTTCGCTGTACTGCCATTCGGCATCCATACGCGGATCGTAGTTACCGTTACGCAGGTTAGCACCTAACATATGCAGATTGCTGTTGTTAAATGCCTTATCAAACGGATAGCCAGGATATTCACCGGTGCTATTGTGCGGGCTGTTGTTGATAGAGTCTTCATTCCGACGGTTGGTTTCCCGATATACGGTCGGATTGAACTCTTCATAGTTCAGGCGGTCAGCCAGTGCCCAGGTAGCCCACTTAGCAGAACCTTCCGGCAGCAATGCTTTGGAAGTAGCATAAACTTCGCCAATAACCTGACGACGTTCTGCTTCGTATTCAGCAATGCTCATTGCTTTTACCAGGGTAGGATCATTTAATGGAGAAGCAGTAATACGACCGTTTTCATCGGATTTTACCAGGTCACCAGGCAGTAACATGCCATATACGGAACCCCACAGATTGTTTTCTGCTTTATCTTTGTACGCGAACCAAGGCATTTCTACCATAGCGTCGGTACGAATTGGACCAGGCATGATGCCGTTGTAAGCATCGATATCACGGGTATATTCATTCCGTTCGATCATGCCGACCGGAATATTGCCAACGCGTACATCATCAGCTACGACACCATCTTTTTCTACGCGACCAGTGGAAGCGTTGACAGCATAGCCAGCTTCTTCCAGCTGTTCTTTTGCGGTTTTGGCAGTAAACGGCTGCATATGTTTCCCATCTGGATATGCATCTTCCATACCAATTAACGGAATCCAGTCTTTGCCAACATTAGCAACAGTTTGGCCAGAAGCTTCATTGGAGATTAAATCCAATGATTTACCGGTTTCTGCCGCAGTATGCGCAGCTGGCACTTCTTTATATTTGTCGTCTTCTTTACGCAGACGAACTGGAGCACCGCCATTAGCCAGGGTCAGAACATTGTGAGGAACTTTGGTTTCAAAGTCCACAGTAGACATGTTTGGATCAACGGCTACGATACGGCCTTTGGGAACTACGATCTGATTAAAACCGTATGCAAAGCCATACCGGAACAGTACAGGCATACGATCGTCAAAATCATATTTGATAGGAGGTACATCATGGTCGGTCATGCTCAAACGGTTGTTGGTACGATTAATCCGAACCTGATCTTCGCGATAACCGGGCAGATTGGCTACAAACTGTTCACCATGTGCACCAGGCTGTAAAATATCCTTCGTATAGAAGGAATCATGAGGTTGTAACGCCATTTTTCTAACTTATTCTCCTTAAGATTAAGAAATTAAACTAAGCTGCGGAAAAGCTTTTCAATGCCTTCAGACAAATCTACTTCACGATGTTTTTGTTCGGTCTTTGTCGGACCACCGTCTTTAGGCGGTAACGTCGGATTTGGCACTGAGCCTTCCTTAAAGTCGATATTACGTAATACGACGATTTCTTCACGTATGTCTTTAATGGCATC